TCTTGAGTTTGTTGTTGACGGACTTCTTGTTAAATTTGGATGTAAAAAAAATTTTAATGTTGAACAACCATTTAAATTTATGGAACAAATCGCAGTTGAAACAAAAGGTAATTTCTTTGAGTCAAGGACTGTTGAGTATCAAAAGGCAAAGTTGAACGAAACATTGTCCTTTACGGATGACTTTTAATTGATTATTTTATAATACTATGATGTCACTAAAAATTAAAAAACGTAGTGGGGAAGATGCGTCTTTTAACCCACAGAAAATATATAATAGAATTAAAAGAGCCGCCAAAGGTTTAAACATTAATTCTGACGAGATTTTTATTAAAGTAATTACCTCAGTTCCAACTGAAGGTGAAATTACCACAAAGGAACTTGATAAGTTAATTTATGAGATTGCCGCGGCATTTACTGGAAGTCATCATGACTATTCAAGACTTGCGTCATCGGTTGCGATTTCAGCATACCACAAAGAAACAAACCCAAGTTTCTCAAACACTATGATGGAGCTTTACAAAGAAAGAATTGTTAATGAGGAGTTTATTAATATGATTAACAATTACGGACCGTCTAATGTGGATGAAGTTATTAATCACGACAATGATTATAACTTTGATTACTTTGCTTGGAGGTCACTACAAGAGATGTATCTTTTGAAACTACCAAGTGGTAAGACAATTGAAAGACCACAACATATGTATATGCGTGTTGCAATATGGGTAACCAAATCATTTGAACAAGCGGTTGAATATTACAAGTCACTCTCGAGTCAACTTATTTCACCGGCAACACCAATTATGATTAACGCTGGTACAAAAGTTCCACAACTTGCTTCTTGTGTTCTTCACTTTAATGACTCAGACTCAAGAGAAGGTCTTTTGGGTACTATGAGAGATATCTCTACATATTCATCAGACGCTGCAGGTATTGGTCTTTCTATGTCAAACATCAGAAGTAAAGAAAGCCGTATTACATCATCAGGTGGATTTGCTGGTGGACTTTTGAAGTATTTGAAAATTGTTAATGAATCACTTCGATTCTTTAATCAACAAGGACGCAGACCAGGTTCAGCGGCAATTTATTTGGAACCTTGGCACAAAGATATTTTTGACCTTTTAGATATTAAAAAGAATACAGGTGCCGAAGAATTAAGAGCAAGAGATTTGTTTACCGCTCTTTGGATTCCTGATAACTTTATGAATGCTGTTAAGAACAATGGTGATTGGTATCTGTTCTGTCCAAATGACATCAAGAAAGCTGGTATTAAAGCCCTCCAAGAATGTTATGGTGAAGAATATGAAGAGAACTATAAAAAAGCAGTTGCTCTTGGGATTGGTAAAAAGACCAAGGCTCAAGAAATTTGGTCCAAGATTATTGAATCACAAATTGAAACTGGTGTTCCATATCTTTGCTCAAAAGACAACGCAAACAAAAAGACAAATCATCAAAACATTGGTGTAATCAAACAATCAAATCTTTGTAATGAAATTTACCAATATACAGATGAAAATACAACCGCAATTTGTACATTGTCATCAATGGTGTTAAAGAACTTTATTAAAGATGGAGAATTTAACCACCAGTTATTGTATGAAGAAACCCGTAAAGTTGTAAACGCACTTAACAAAGTTGTAGACATTAACAACTACTCAACTGAAAAAGGAAATAAGGGTGGACGTGAACAAAGAGCAATCGCTATTGGAACTCAAGGACTTGCAGATGTATTTTATTTAATGGATTACATATTCACATCTGACGAAGCCAAAAAACTTAATAAAGAAATTTTTGAAACAATTTATTTTGCGGCAATCACTGAAAGTAATAGATTGTGTATTGATGGTGAATATAAACCTTATGATTTCTTTAACGGCTCACCAATGTCAGAAGGAGTATTCCAATTTGATATGTGGGGTCTGAAGGAAGATGAATTATCAAAAAGATGGGATTGGAATTCATTGAAAGAAAAAGTTAAAGACTATGGTGTTTGTAACTCTTTATTTACCGCTCAAATGCCTGTGGCATCATCTGCCAAGATTACAGGGTCGTATGAAATGACAGAGCCGGCTCACTCAGCAATTTTTAATAGAAGAGTTGTTGGTGGTGAGATTATGATTGTTAACAAGTACTTGATTAATGATTTTGAGAAGCTCGGTATTTGGGGAGAGGACCTAAAGAATGAAATCATTCTTAATGAAGGTTCAGTTCAGGGAATTAATTTTAATAACTACCTTGACCCCGAGGATAGACAATACAATAAGAAAGTTAAACGAATTGAACATCTAATCCCAAAGTACAAAACAATTTGGGAAATCTCACAGAAGGAATTGATTGAAATGGCGGCTGACAGAGCTCCCTTCATTGACCAATCTCAATCGATGAATATCTATATGGGTAATCCAAGCCTGTCAAAGATTTCATCATCACACTTCTATGGTTGGGAAAAAGGACTGAAGACTCTTTGTTACTATGTTAGAACAAAGGCAATTTCAACGGGGGCAAAACACTTGGCGGTTGACATATCAAAGATTAAAAAACCAAATGTTACACCCGAACCACCAAAGGTAGATTATTCATCAATGAACCTACCACCAAGACCTGAGAACAGTGAATTTGATTGTTTTGGGTGTTCATCATAAAATAAATCCCGAGAAATCGGGATTTTTAATTTTGTAGTATTTATGTTATATGGCAAATGGTAAGACATACGGAGTAACCTTCCCCTTTAGAGATTCATTTGATGGAAAGTATTTAGACCTTTCAGATTATGAAGACCAAGAAGTTAGAAGTAGTTTAATTCACCTTCTTTTAACTAGAAAAGGCGCTAGATATTTTTTACCTGACTTTGGAACAAGATTATATGAATATATTTTTGAACCATTGGATGGTCCAACATTTAATCAGATTGAGGCGGAAATAAGGGATTCAGTTTCAACCTACATACCTAATTTACAAATAAACAAAATTTCAGTATATCCGGCAACTGATGATGTAACTGAAGATGCATTTGACGCTGGAAAGGCAGAAACAAATACTTATGATATACCTGGCAGAGCATCGGTAGAGTACACTGCAAAGGTAAGAATTGATTACACAATAACAAGTAATGTATTTAATTCAAGCGACTTTATAATTATTAATTTATAAGACACATGGCAAACAAACAAATTTCATATACAACAAGAGATTACCAAAGTATAAGAGCCGAACTTATAAATTTCACAAAAACCTATTACCCTGAGTTAGTTGCTAACTTTAATGATGCCGCTATTTTTAGTGTTTTCATGGATTTAAATGCTGCGGTAACGGATAATCTACATTTCCATATTGACCGTAGTTTACAAGAAACGGTACTTCAGTATGCACAACAAAGGTCCTCAGTTTATAACATTGCAAGGACATACGGACTTAAAATTCCTGGACAAAGACCATCTGTTGCATTAGTAGAATTTTCAATTACAGTTCCCGTATTTGGAGATAAGGAAGATATAAGATATTGTGGAATTCTTAGAAGAGGAAGTCAAGTACAAGGCGCCGGACAATTATTTGAATTAATTAATGATGTTGATTTTGCGTCTGAATATAACGCCGAAGGATATCCAAATAAAAAGAAGATACCAAATTTTGACGTAAACAACCAATTAATTAGTTATACAATTGTTAAAAGAGAAGCAGCAGTTAATGGAATTACTAAAGTTTTCAGAAAAACAATAACTGACGCTGAATCTAGACCGTTCTATGAAGTATTTTTACCCGAAAAGAATGTATTAGGTGTTACAAGTGTTTTACTTAAAGATGGCGTAAATTATACAAATGTCCCCTCAGTTCAAGAGTTTTTAGGCTCAACAAATAGATGGTATGAAGTCCAAGCTCTTGCTGAAGATAGAATATTTATTGAGGACCCAACAAAGGCATCTGATACTCCAGGTATTAAAGTTGGAAGATATTTGCAAACATCAAGTAGGTTTATTACCGAATTTACGCCTGAAGGATTTTTAAAGGTGACTTTTGGGGGAGGCAGTACGTCTAATGATGAATTACTTAGAGAGTTCTCAAGAAATGGAACACCACTTGACCTTGCAAAATACCAAAATAACTTTTCA